TAGGGTCTTTTGCTGCTTTTGGGAACATTTTCATTTGTCCAGCAGATCTTGCACAATATGATTTTCTTCTTGCTGCTCTTTTTGGACCTGGTTTATCTTCTGTAACAGCTGTACTTAATTTTGAACCTGGGTTCATTCTTCTATAAGCTTTAACTCCAGCTTGTGTCATTCCTGCACCAGATTCTGTAGATCTAAAATTTTTTTTATTTCTTGCTGGCATTCCACCTTTTGCAAGATCAACAATTGTTCCTAAACTTGCTCTTAATTGTTTTGATTGTTTATTTTTATCAGATTCTTCACCAAGACCATAGTAATCTTGTAACGTATCGTAATAAGTGCCTGATTTTAAAATAGGCATTTAAATATTACGGTTGTGGTTGATACATTGGGCCTGGACCCGAATATTTATCTGTAAGTAATGTTACTGCTGCAATGCTAGTAAATGTTGAAACATAAACTCCTTGTGGAAATAAAATTCCATCTTCTGGGAAATTTAAATTAATAATATCTCCAGCTGGAACATCTGCTACAAATAAAGTTGTACCAGTTGCACTTTCTGTTTTTAATTCAACAGTTCCAGTTCCGCCACCTGATGACGCAACTATAATTCCTCTTAATCTTATTGATGGAGCAATCACTACAGTTGATGTAGCTGCTGTAATTCTTGTAGCTTGGATATCTGATTTAAAACCCATAATAATACCTATTGTACCTAAAAAATACTGGGGCGTAAAGACGCCCCAGTATAATAATTAGTTCTTAAGCTCCTGCAGAACCGAAGATTCCTCTAGGGTCAGACCAGCCGTAGCTGTATCTTTCTCTAGCTTTGAATCTAACGTTTCCTGTGTCAAAATCACCTTCGATAGCCGTTTTAATTGGCGATCTTACAAAGTGTTTTAATCCATTTGGAGCATCCGTCATGATGAAAAATGCATCAGTGTCTGTTAAGAAGTGGTTAACTCTGTAACCCTCTGGGATCATTCCCATATTTAACATAGCGTTGATGTCGTTTTTCGCGAACGCGTTAGAACCACCTGGAGTTGTTGATAAAGGTGTTCTTAAGATTCTCTCAGCAGTAAATTGTAATTCTTTTGGAATAATCAATTTTCTACCTTGTAGAGCAACTTTTAAACCTCTTTCATCTACAAACGCAGCAATGTCAATTAACGATTGCTCAAGTGATGTTTCTGATAAGTCAGCAGCAGTAGAAAGTATATTTCTAAACGTTCCACCGTTAGCAAGTGGGTGATCGTTAGCTAATAAAGCTTTTCCGTCACCACCTGTGTAAGATGAACTAAATCCATTGTTTAAGATGTTAGCCGCAATCGTTTGCTTAGTTTGCGACATTGATCTTGCCAATGCTCTAGTGTATCTCGCTGCAAGTCTGTCATACAAGTTATCTTCAATAGCTTCCTCAGTAATCGCGAATGCTAAAGCAATCGTGTTATGAGTGTATCTAGAAGTGTATGCTTCTGTAGCATTATCAAATACTACTGGAGCACCTTCTTGTTTAACTTCAGCGCTTGCAAATCCTGATAACATTACTTCTTCTTCGAAAGCTCGATCTGAAGTTTCTGTTACAAAGATTTCTGCATCTTCGTTATCGTATCTGTTGTATTCCAGGCCGAATAGTGCATTCAATCCTGGCTCTAGTTCTTTAACTAGTTGTGATCGTGATATAGCCATAATTTATCTCCTATTATATGCCTGTTTGGTTTTGTTTATAGAAGTGATTATTAATTCTCACTACTATGTTAGCGTTAGAAGCTGCTACATCGCTGTTTAAAGGATCTTGCGATATATCGATTGCCATTAACGGTAACGTGTTTGTAGTATTCGCAGTTGAGCCATCTAACTGAACTAAAGATATTCCAGTTTGAGTGCTACCTGTTACGTTTACTACGTCATAGTTTAAGAACAGACCTGCAATGGCAACTGTGCCGCTTGCATTGATTTCATAAACCGTGTCTGGACCATCAATTACGAACGCTGTAATGTCTGAAGCGTTTGTGCTTGCTGGATAATAATTTTTCCAAGTCGGTTTTTGAGTTGTTGGGTCTGTATAAAAGCAACCATTGAAAACACCCACAACAGAATTACTAGTTCCAGCAACATAACGTGTTACTGTTCCATCAGATTTTGGTATAACCAAATCTCCTTGGAAAATCGCAGTTGTGTTATTAGCTGTGATTCTATATCTGTTCTGAGCATTAATGAATGGACTGCCGTTTAGCTGTCTAGATGGTCTTAGACCAAATTTTTCTAGTACGTTTGCCATTTTTTATACTCCTTGTTTTTGTTTATAGTTTATATTTACTTTGGTTGGTATTATAAAATTTTTATCTTTTATTTCCCCCACCAAAAGTTACGCGAGATTGTCTATTAATATTAATAGGCATCTCAGGTCGTTGTTCCTTCATTAGATCTGAATCAATCGCGTTAATTCTATCTTGAGTAATTCTTTTGAAATACTCTGCGCGAGATTTCACAATCTCTTCTGGTATCCTAGCCAACACTAGGCCAGCAACCCCGATCAACCCTGCGTACTTACCGTCATGGATAATTGGATATTGGTTTTTTCCGAATCTACTTATAATTTCCTCGGATCTAACAAATTCCCAACCTTCTCTCATTTTCTTCGATACATTTGCAGTATCTTGAAAACCCATTGACTCGACTCTGATCCATCTATGGACATAGCCGTCTGGCGCAGGTGGTGCATCCAGAGATGATGGTGGCGCCCAAGGTTTATTTCTATCAACCTTAACTTCTTCGGACGCGCGTGAAGATCTTTTATTTTCTTTATCGCTCATACTAATTTGCCTCCTTCACGTATTTAGCGTATTCTTCTAGTGGCACCCCTAATTTTTTAGCAATAGCAACTTGTGATTTGGTGAGTCTCACAGTTCTGCGTCCCTCCTGTTTTCTTCCAGCGGAAGCAACAGTTTGAACGGGCTTACGTTGTTCTTCAACAACAAACCTATGAGGAAAATATCCCTTCATACGTTTATCTATCTCATTATAATACTCATCGCTCTCTACTTCAACACCACTGCCAACTAGTTCTTCATGGATTGAAAAAGCGGCCTGAGTCATGATTTTATCATCCCCAAACCAAGTATTTTTAGTGGCCCAAGACTTAGCTTTTTCGCTAGGTTTTGGTACAACAACGTTTTCTTTTTGCACTTTAGCTTCTTCAACTTCAAGTTTTCTTTGTTCTTCAAGTTGTTTAGCTCTTATTTCACGATCAGCCATTTGCAATTTAGCTTTTTCTTTTTGAACTGCTAATTGCGTTAACTCATCGTTAGCTTCCATGATCTTATTAGGATCATTCGCTTCAATAGCTGCTTTTAATTTAATTTTTACTTGTTCTCTTTGAGCATCTACTCTTGCATCAAATTCCTTCAAGTAATTATTATCAGCAGTATCAAATTTCTTCTCGTAATCGCTGTATTTCTTTTGCAAACCTTTTGCAAATTCTACAGCAGCCTGTTCTCTTCTTTCGGCTTCTCTATATCTACGAGTTAATTTATCAATTCGCTTTTGAACAGATTCTGAAATTTCTGATAAGTCATCAGTTTTAGTTTCAGTAATTTTAGTTTGTTCAACAGGTTTAGTTTCAACAGGTTTAGTTTCCTCTGCCTGTTCAATTTCAACCTTTTCTTTTTTATCTTCTTTAGAATGAGTTGTATAACCAAGATCAACTTCACCAACATTTAAACTTGGTGCTTTCTTCTCGGCTTTTGACTCTTCTTTTACTTGTATTTCTTGTTCTTTGACATCGTCAAGATCAAGTTCCACTTCTGGAATTTTCTTTTCATCTACCATTTGTTTTCTCCTTTAGTATAAGTGAAGAATATCTTGAGGACGTTTAACAACACCGATAATCTCATCATCATTTAAAATACGGTGTTCACCATATTTTGTTTTGAAACGAGATCCAGCATATCTTCCATACATTACGAACTGGCCTTCTTTGCACCAAGGTCCTGTAGGGAATTTATCTTTATCTAAATAACAAAGATCTCCCATTTTAACTACAATTCCAATAACTGTAGTCATAGCAATAGTATCCTGAGTTTGCTCAGATAGAATAAGTCCACCTTTAGTTTTAGTTTCTCCAGCATATGGTCGTACTAACATACGGTAACCAATAGGGTCCCA